GGCCCCAAATCGTGAGCGTTTACCCCCTACTTGGAGGGTCATTTTCATGGTTCTTGAGGGAACAAACCGAATATAGAGAGGATTTGAGCCGTGATTGGGCTTCCAACCCCGAAGATTCCGACTGTCGCGCCTGCTGCGATGGCTTGGTCTCTCTGGGTGGTGAACTGGTCGACAGCATCGGCGATGGTGAAGTCTCCGACCAACATGGCAGTTAGGAAGGTGAAGCTGACACCAGTGATACCTAAAGCGGCTATGATCGTGAGAAATACGACCATCCCTGTTACGTCGTTCATCAAAGTCACAATCGGAGTCATTATCCGATTCATCTGATAGGCACCGATTGCCGAATTGAACATATCTCGTTCGTAATCTTGGAGCGAGATTCGATACTCAATCACCTTGTCAGGTGGACGCTTCGACATCAAAGCACCCCAGTTATGGAGTCCCAGAATTGCTGTCCTAAGCCCATTCCGAGAATCCAGCCGAGCAAAAAAGCCATACCATTTTCCATGACCATTTCTTTGGCCTTTTCGCTGAGTTCACTCATCGGAGGGGGCCTCCGGGAAATGATCCGCGGCGTCGTTCGGATCATCGAAGCGTTGGGGGAGCGTTCTCAACAAATCCCGAAACTGTTTCCATTCATTAGAAAGGACGACATCCTTCAGGGCTCGCCAGTCAGAGGCGGCTAGAGCTTGATTGCGGGCGCGGCGTACTTGCTCCCAGACCACATCATGTTGACCCTGTTCGATTATCTCTTGATTGGCATACACTGTAAATCGTCTATCCATTTTCTCACGCCCACTTCAGAAGAACCCTCATAGAATTACCAGCCACATATTGATTGAGTGTACCGACATCATCTTCAGGATCGCCGGTTGCCCAATTTCCGACGAAGGTACACTGACAGTTCGGGCCGTTCGATGGGTCCGAGGCCATCCCGATACCTAACCGTGCATCTTCACCGCATCCTCTCATACTTCCATAACCCGCGGTCCCTCTCGCTTGAAATATCCAGTATTGCGTACCTGCTTCCAAACTCGGCGTCCCTCCGGTGAATGAAGTTTCACTGACAGTTCCCGTGCTGCTTGTATCTAACTCCACATAACCGAGCATGGTCGACGGCATGTGTGTATCTTCGTCTTGGGCATAGATGGCTATTTTCACCGTACTCGCAGCGGCGGCGGTGCTGCAATATATCTCAATTGAAGCAACGTCACCAGTCTTTGGACTGACAAACGGATAGCCTTGGGGATAACTGGCGGCGGCTGTAGCACCATAACCACTGTTAGCAATACCCCAAGGAGCCATTGAACAGACCTCAAACCCGTCGTAGAGTCCCACCGTGGTTAATGGGCGCAGTACACCGTAGCCTGATCCCCCCCCTCCCCCAGCCTCGAGAAGGCCCGTCCATTCACCGGATGTGACCAATCTGCACAGATTCACGAGGACTAATCTACGCATTTCATCTTCATTCTGTTCTTCAATCGCTATCGGATTGCCTACCGCCTGCACGTTTGCGAACGTCACGTTGTCTAAATCGGTGTTCTGAAGCAGCGTGTAGACCCTTGGAGACTTCTTAGAGGCGTCTGGAAGCGGCATTCAATCACCCAAGGAGTCCCGACCAGTCGGATTTAACTGACAGGCGCGCGAGCTGCACCAACAAAAGGCGGCGCAACTCGTCTTCATTCAATAATTCCAGCGTGATCGGATTAGCAACAAGAATGAAATCATCGTCTGTTAGGTTCTCAAGCGTGGTGTTCTTCAGCAGTTTGTACACTCTTGGCGACTGCGCCGGGGCATCTGGAAGCGGCATCCTATCACTTTATTCTCTTGTGTAGGGCACTGAGTTTATTCGCCAAATCAACACCAGTCTTAGCGCCAATATATCCCGCCATCATAACGCGCAAGACTTTTGATTCTGCTTCTCGCAGTCGTCTTCGGGCCTGAGCCTTTGTCATCTTCGCCATAGCCCTGCACCTCAGGCGGAAAGTTCGACAGCGGCAGTATAGTTTAGATTGACCTGAATCGTGCAGTCGGTGAAAAGCGGAAAGTGATTCTCAGAGTCTTGAGCGGCAAACGCCCCGGCTACGTTTCCGATATTGTTCTTGATCCATGCGCCCCCTGCCGACGTTAGCAGAGTGCCATCACCCGAAACCAAGAGTGCCTTCATGATTATCTCTGAAGATCCGCCTAGAGTGTCACCGATGGTGTTGGAGGTGATCGTGTCCAGCAGGGCCGTAGAGCCGGAACCGGACGGTGTTCCTTGGAAAACTCGGTGGCTTCCCTGATTGGTCTGGGTTAGCAGGCTGGCGGTGCGGTCAGCGCTAGTCTGGGCGTAAGCATACAACTTGTCGCCCGGTTGCAGCGTGACTCTTGCTGACGCTGGGAAATAGGACCCACCCGCCACACCCGCATTTCCGATGTTGAGGAAAGAGATCGGGACGCCCTGACGTTCGATGTAACAATAGCCGGCGGCGTTTGCGACGCAGATATATCCGGCGACTACTGTTTTTCTGGGGCCGTAATCTCCTAAACTCTGTGCGGTCGTTGTCACTTCAGCATCAGTCAGGATCTCTTCTTTAGATCCCTCGGTTTGCGCTGTGTTCTGAACTGGAACGGTTGTTCCATCAGAGAAATAGATGACGCCTGAGGCGAGTACATCAGCCATTTCAACCGATCCTCACATTGAGGCCCAAGGGAGCAATTAGCTTGTTCGCTTGAGTGAATGGCTTGCGCATTATTTTCTTGAAAACGCCAGCACCCACGTTGAAGGTAACAGCAGCGAGCGCCATGGGTACAGCATTGGAGCGAGCGTTCTGGGTTATCTGGTCGAAACTCAGCGAGGGCGCGTTCATTATATCGGCTAGGCTGATTTGAGAAGCACCGACCATGGCCAGTTGTTGAGAACCGCGAAGGCCCGGATCGCTGACGGATTTCATGCCGATATCGTAACTTCCAGTGACAGCCTCGACGGGTCCTGAGCCGAGAGTGCCTTGGGTTATGATCGCTAAGTTGCCATACGCAACCGCGAAGTCGTACAAATTGAAGTATTTCTTTGAGCGTCGGCGTTTTGCCTTGCCCTTTCTGCGTGCCATATCGAGTGTTAAGAAACACCTCGCTAATATAACTTCACTCTAACCCCTTGAACGTCCCGTCCTCGCTCCGCGGGGTGATCGTGGCTTCGACTGTGTTCATTTTCTGCTGTGCAATCGACATCAGCACTTGACCGAGGGCAGCCTGAATCGGATTAGGGGCTTCAAACGCCACCGCGCCCTCTCCTGTCAGTTTTTCGACGGTACTTTGCAGAGCCAGAGCAAGAGAATTGTCGAGTTGAGCCATTGAATCCTCTAATTCTCTCTTGATCCATAGGGCAAGGCCCAAAGAACCAAGCAAATTGAGCGTTCCGAGGGCGATTAACAGGGTTATCTCATCTACCATGTACGTCAACCGGGAGCCGTCCGTCTATCAACATACCTTCACGACCCGGATTCAATCAAAATACTAGAAAATCTTGAAAGCCGGTGGCTAATGTGGGCTAGTCATCGCCGGCGGGAGGTGGTGAGGGTGATGGGGCGGAGCCCCAGAAGCCTTGACTTCTTCAACCGCACATATAATATACTCTAGGCCCCTCCCATCAAGTGGAGGGTCGGGGAACGAGTGCATCCACACTGAACGCCGATCCTCCGCAGGTGAAAAAGATGACTGACTGTAAGAAATGCATAGGAAGAAAATTAGATGAAAGTAACTTTGAGGTTTGCATGTGGTGCAATAGGAGTAGGAATTAAATGAATGAGTGTTGTGAGTGTAATGAACTGAAAACGGAAGACGAACTGGCTACCACGCCGCCGTCGCCCGATGAAGACCCCAAATGTGTCCCTCATTTTTGTTGGGACTGTTTCACGCTTAACTGCCACAGCGAGGTGATTGAATGAAGTGCGAGAGTTGTGGAACGTCTGATGAAGTCGTACCGGGTTGTGGAGCCAAGGAAGACCGATGGCTCTGCATCAACTGTGAGTGCAACCGCCGACTAAGGGAGATGTTCGGATGAAGGCCATAGACGACACACCAGCCGTCACAAGGACGTTTGAAGTCACTATCCCCTGCCCGCACTGCCGGAGGCTGCTAGACGTGTTCCTGAAGGAGGCGAGTTGAATGATGCGTTGGTTTTGGAGGCACGCTCCTCGCCACCATGAAACTGTATGGAGTTCATTCAATGAAGAAGATGGGATCGAAGTCCTTCGGGTTGAGTTGAGGCGTATTGCTGAAGCACTGGAAGATTTGGCGGAGGCGATGGTTAAATGAGGAAGAAAGCCTTCTTCGGGCGCAAGTGCAGAAACGAGGACTGTCGAGTTCTGTATTGGTTCCAACATAGAACTGGCTGTCCCTGTTGCGGTCAGGGGGCGATAGAATGCACCTGATCTCAGCGACCCTCTCCGATGCGGCCTTTGAGATACGCTCACGCTGGCCTTCAAGACAGAAGAGCGCCAACATCAGCAAGGCCATTGTCTTCTACGAGAAGAACGGCCCCAGTAACCTAGAAGGGCTATGGCAGCAGAACCATGAGATGATGCAAAACATTAGAGGACTTCAGAGAGAGATCCAGAGGCTATCGGAGGCGAGTGAGTGAGTGAACGAAAATGTTGGAATTGTGGCGAACCATCTATGCCCAAGACGAAGATACACACATGGGCGGCATGTGCCTTGTGCATAGAGGCGTTCACCTTTGGTGGGAATCGTGCTATGAAGAAGAGAAGAAGGACCGATGGCCCCAAATCGTGAGCGTTTACCCCCTACTTGGAGGGTCATTTTCATGGTTCTTGAGGGAACAAACCGAATATAGAGAGGATTTGAGCCGTGATTGGGCTTCCAACCCCGAAGATTCCGACTGTCGCGCCTGCTGCGATGGCT